TATGGTCGATATCTACACTCTTTGCCGGTAGATGGGACTGTCAAACTGTACTTGGGTGTTTCATTTAACTTCGGTAATGCCATTATAAAGCTCCACTAATTAAAATATTAAATCTGATATCTTCTTGCCAAGTTTATCAAATGTATCGTTTACTAACTTTCCTGCCTTCTGTGCCGCGTCTGTTGAGACTCCGACATTTGCATCAATACCACTTGTACGACTGCCGTTAACCTCTGTGCCAGTAAAGTACTTGTATGCGAACTCTACGGTTATTTCACTCGTAACACCCTTCCTGTCGTCACTCAACTGTTCCTGAGTGAAGGAAATAGGATATGCGTCCTTGAGTACCCATCGGTATACCTCACGTCCAGATTGGCGTATATCCACATCTAGGGAAACGTTAACGTTGATGGGGCCAACACCAATACCTTTATTCGCATTGAGTCCTGCAAAGGAGATACCTCGATCCAACTGAGAGATCTTAATGTCTCGCATGTAAGTCTTGGGGTATGCAATTGCAACATGACCCTCTACGTTTTCTTCGTATCGTTGAACCATAGTGTTCTGCCAGTCTTCGATATACTGTCGAGTCAACTGATCATTAAGTACACGGAAGGTCATTGATACAGTCCCATTGGTATATCCATAGGGTACCTTGGTTTGATCCACGCCGATATTTCTTTCTACGGTCAACATGTTTCTTGAGGGCAACGTGACATTACGGACAAAGTATTCGATCGATTGTTTCTGTTCACCGGACAAATTACGTGCGGGTAACTGAACATAGTACAGACTAGGGTTTGCATACCCTTTACCTGCGGTGATCTTTGCCTTTAAATCATCTACGTTAGGTATTCTCATTAGATCATTTTCCTTGCATCTGAGTATGCTTGACTTCTACCACCTTTCTGCCATTGTGCCGCAGGTAAGAATGTGGCAATCTCCCACTCTGGTGGTGGAATGTATGCGAGTTTACCCTCTACCTGTTTGGTTAGGTAGTGTTTGAAACAGGGTTTGAAGTACTTCATGGTAGACGAAGACTTCAAGAACTGATATGACATATCAAACTTAGTTGACTCGTCATACCTTTTATTGTTTGTGATGTCCATTAGACTATCCAGAAACTTTGCACGTAACGGTATTGGTAGGTAGTGCAAGTTCAGACCATGGAATCCACCCGGTGCGGGGCCAATTGCAATGATCAATGGAAACGAATCGTAGTACGGTAGGGTGTCACGATGTTTGGGATCGTAAAAGAACATAAACATAGAACCCGCTGCATACTTTGCACGTTGTTCCACTGGTTCTTCTCGCATCAAACTGCGTCTATTGACACCCATGTTCTGTACTTTCTTACGGAACCACGCACGTGACTCTCGCGTACGAGGTGTGATCCCCGCACGAAACGCTTCTAATTCTACTTTTTGAAATAATCCGGCCATGATTCTATTTAGTCTTTTTCTTGAAAGGTTTAAGAGGTTTCAGTGGTTTTGTTGACTTGGGTAGTATCCCCATCTTACTCAGAGTCTTCTCTGTCCATATCTCGAACGTCCACCCCCGATCCAACGCATATTCCATTGCTGCACCCCACTTGTTCATGTTCTTAACGTAGGTATATCCCTCAGTGATATACCGCTTGGTACGTCTCTGACCAGTAGGAGGACGGGTTTGTGCGTCAGGTTTAACTTCGACAAGTACCGTCTTACCATTGTTATAGGTTATCTTGAGATCCATATAGTAACGATGATACTTCTTATCCACCTCATAGAGATAGGGAATCACCACTTCTTCACTTGACCACGACTTCACGTCTTTATTATCATCACACCAACGAAAACATTGTCGTTCCCAAAGACTACGATAAATAATAGTAGTAGGATCTCCTTCGTATTTCTTAGTGTTTTTTGGTTTAAACTTTCCTTTATACGCCATTATTTTCCTATAAATAGACAGACAAATGTTATAAACTTATTTAGGGTATACTAAAAATGTCACGTGGCACACGCGGTAGTAAAGCAATCAATCGATCGACAGTCGATCCGGGGAAACAGGAAACTCAGACAAAGACTGAGGAAGTGGTTCTGGCCCAACATAGTGCACCCAATAGAGAAGTCGCAGTCGACATCTCACAAGAAACAATAGACCGAACTCGGGACTTACGATATCCCCTCAATGGTGGATTCGATACCGCACCGGGTCGGATTATTTTCACTGTGTTCAAGATAGATTCCTTCTTTGACCTCAGTGGAGAAGTTGATACTGATGCTAGAACGAAGTCTAGTCGAGAAGCAATCAACAAAGTCAATGAGATAAGATCAACAGCGGAGAAGAAGGCTTCCGAGGCGAGAGATGGAGTTGTGGCTGAAGCCAGTTCCGGTGTAATCAAGACACTGTTAAAGTCATACGAGAATGTCGATGGTGGGGATCCAGGCGGGTCAGTTACCTTTCCCCTCTCACGTGGACTAAAGTATACTGATGGTGTATCATACAATGTTGTAGATGTTGGTCTACTTGGTGCTGCCGGAGATATAGGCAGTGCATCATCTGAAGACGGACGGTTGACTGGTGCTGCAAAGTCCCTTGCAATAAATGCAGCTGGTAAAGCATTGGGCCCTGCCGCAGGTAGTATTGTCGGTGCTGCACTTGGTAAATTGGGTGGAGCTGCATTGGGTGGTCTCGGTGGTGCTAGTATTGCAGCACAGACCGGTGCCATTGCACAGAGTGCGACACGTGTATCCACTGCACCCAATGAGAGAACGTTATTCGAACGAGTCAAACTGCGGAACTTTGCATTCTCGTTTACTATGATTGCACGAGAAGCAGACGAACAGGTAGAGATCAAAGAGATCTTAAAGTTCTTCCGTTCAGAAGTATATCCAGAAGCAATAACGATTTCTGGAGGTGCGCCCTTTGCCTACGAGTTCCCCAATGTGTTCCAGATTGATATCAAGAACCGAGATGGTACCAACCCCGGATTCAACATACAGAGATGTTATCTGGAGAGTGTAGACACTACATTCAACGGAACATCTAGTGGTATGTTTGAAGGAAGAGAGTTTGTTGAAGTTCAAGTCAACTTGAGTTTCCGCGAGATTGCCGCAATGCACAAAGGCAAAGTTAGCAAGGAAGGATTCTAATGTCAAGTTATTTCGAAAAAGTTCCAAAGATCGCATACATATTCGGCAATGAAAACAATTCAACTCAGTTTCAGAACCTTGCCAACTATTCCGATCTAATTGACACGTATCGTGATGATGCTTCTGCATATACAGAGTATGAGATACGTGACGGAGAACGACCCGACACACTATCCTATCGTCTCTATGAGAAGAGTGACTATGACTGGACGTTCTATCTAATGAACGAACGTCTACGAGAGACTGGATGGCCTATGTCCCGTACACAGATTATGGAACGTGCACAGAGTGAATACTTTAAACACTACACCTGTAAGTTACAGGCACTCACTGCGGACAGTGCTGCGTTGTTCTCTGGGTTATATCCTACTGGGACTGAAGTCTATGTGGGAAATAAAAAGGGTACGGTCGTACGTAAGAACCTAGGTCTCGCTGAGATTGTAGTTTCTTCGACCACCAACCTAACCGGAAATAGTACTTTATCCTATCAATTACCAGACAGTTCAGATCCACTACAGTTAGGGGCAAGTCTGCTGGATACCGTGTATGAGTATGAAGGTACACACCATTATGCAAACGATTCTGGGGAAGAGAAAGATCGGTTCTTCGATCCAATGGGTGGTGTAGATCCAGTAACAAACCTACAGTGGTTGATTGATGAGAATGATAAATCCAAAAGGATACGTGTAATCAAAAAGAATCTAGTAGGTGAGTTAGTCGGTGAGTTGAAGAGACAGTTGGCAAACGATTAATGGCTAAATCACGATTCACAATCATCAATGCGGATGTCATCCTATCTTCGGGTTCGGACAATAAAGTCATTGACGTGCGTCAGAACATAGTCGAACTAAGTTTCTTTGAAAGTTTACACAAAGAATATGTTGATGCACGTATGGTCATGCTGGACGACTTTGGTTTTCGAACTGAACTATCCACGACAGGTACCGAGAGAATCAACATAGTCGTTGCGAATGGTGATAACCCCCATGCGCCCCATATCAATAAGACATTCTTCTTCTCTAAGATCAACGATGTCGAGAAGACAAACGAACGATCAGAAGTACTGTCCATTGATCTAGTGGAAGAACACGTCTATGTCAATGCGATGAAGTGTATCAGTAGATCCTACGAAGGTACATTAGAAGACGCAATCATTGACATATCCCAACGAGATCTTGGTAAAGAAGTTATCAAAACAAAAAGGTTCGAGGGTAGTGCACAGGGACAAAGAAAGTTCGTCATCCCATATATGAGTCCCCTAGAGACTATCGTGTGGTTGAAAAATCGAATGACCACTCGTACAGGTTCTCCCATTTACCTCTCTGCGGATCTCTATAATAACGATCTCATATTCCAATCATTGGATGAGTTGTTACGAGCTGACGTAATCAACGAGGACTTGCCACTCCGATACACTGATGCGATGATGTCTGGAGAAGGTGACGTTGATCGTGAACAAATCACACACTTCGAAGAGACTAATGCGGAAGATGCTCTCGCACTATACGAAGAGGGTGCAATCGGTTCTTTCTATTCTAGTCTGGATACACACACTGGTCAAAGGTTTGATACTCACATATCCGTACGAGAGATTATTCAAGACTTCTATACCAACGAGTTGATTAGTCCAACAACAACTCAGACCATATTCGATCCCTCCTTGGTTATCGGAGGCAAACCCTCAGATGAGTACGATGCGATTGCAATACATCAAGTGACCTCGTCTAACACCTATAACCAATTCAAGAGTTACCACGACGAGTCACAGTTGATTGATGGTACTACTCTATACGAGTCACGACTAAAAGTCAAGAACAAAATCATACGTCAGATTCTCAGAAAGAATATGATTGATATTGAGATGGACGGTGGGTTGTTCTTTGAAAGTAAGATATCGCCGGGTGCAAGACTACGATTGATATTCCTGAACCCTAACAGTTCAGCATCCTCGAAAGATGTCAACAAGAGTATTGATAACAAGAGATCAGGTGACTATCTACTGATGAACACTGCCCATAATATGTTAGATGAGGATCACAGTGTGAGTGCACGATTAGTTAAACTGGGTGACATACCGAGTACCTTTACCCTATGAACATTCTAAGACCAATACAACAAGAGTATTATGGTGACGACTACCGGTGGTTCTTTGGTACCGTTATCAATGCACATCCTCCTAGTGGACTAGAGGGTCGTGTTAAGGTACGTATCAATGGTGTACACAATCCAAGTACCGGTGAGATACCCGAGAAGGATCTGCCGTGGGCACAGGTATTACTTCCTACGACCGAGGGTGGTGTATCCGGTTTTGGTCGCATACCACAACTCCTTGCAGGATCATTCGTGTTTGGTTGTTTCCTTGATGGTGCGTCCTCTCAGATACCTCTGGTGATGGGTAGTCTACCTCGACTAGAGTTCCCCACTAACGTACAGTTAGGTAAGACAGGATCAATAGAAACCAATGCTCGTCTACAGAACTCAGTACAGGAACCACTTGCAGACGATGATGTCGCATTGACTTCTAGTCAATTGAGACGACAACAGTCCATGAAGTTCTTCCTTGATAATGGATACAATCTGATTCATGCCGCTGCAATCACTGGTGCGTTACAGTCTGTATCACTATTCAGAACCTTTCATAATATTACAGATCCTAAAATAGGTATTGCAGGTTGGGAACGTTCTGACAATGTTGGTAGTAGATTCAATGGACTGCTTGCGTTTGCACAACAATTCCAACCCACGTCTGACTGGAGATTGTTTTCAATACAACTATCCTATGTGTTGTTTGAGTTACGGAATAGATATAGTTCAGTTAATCGTAAACTGTTGAACACTACAGACATCGAGTCTGCCAGTAGAATCTTTAACAGGAATTATATTATCACAACAAACCGTACTGACATACTTGCACAGACCGCATACGATGAGGCATTTGAATGACCGATAAATCAAAACTAAAGGATCTGGTACAGAGAAGTTCATCCTCCTTTGATAGAACCTCCTTAACCAAGTCAGCACAGACTGCAACCAATGCACAGATCAACGCAAAGGTTTCTCAAGCAGGTGCGATTGTCAATGAGGTTAATGGTGGAGTCAAGTCACTGACCTCAAAGGTCGACAAGTTTCAGGATGCGTCTGCTAAACTCAAGGGTGTTACTACCGAAGGTCTATTGGATGCGGGGTCTGCGAGTATCGAGAACCTCAAGACTGATGCGGTCAATGCGGTCAAGAGTAAAATCTCTGGTGCATTTGCTGCAAAGGTTGAAATATCCTTTACCACTGACTCTAATGGACTAACCCTCCCTGATACGTCTTCTCTGGACGTTACAGGGGGTATTTCGGGTACAGTTGCAGCAATCCTACAAGCAATTACCGGTTTGGGGAAAGGTTTACCTGATCCTAGTGATCTTGCAGGTGATCTGACTAAGAAGGTGATGGATGCATCTCCCGCTGGTTTGTTACAGGCAGGTACAGATCTAACAGGTAAGATTGGTGGATTCACCTCTACCTCAATCAATTCACTTGCAACAGATGCGATCTCAAGTGTAACAGACGAACTGACAACCTTGGTGGGTAGTGTTACTGATGTAAACCGCACTATGATCTTACCCTCTGCCATGGACAACGATTCAACATCTCCTACATTCGGTGAGTTCACATCGAGTAGTTTTACCTCGTCTATGCCTACCGGTGATAGCGAGTTCTCTCTTGCAATCAAGAATGTGAAGACAGATCCGCTTGCATCCCTTTCAAATGTCATTACCAAGGCACAAGAGATCAAACAGAATCTGGTTGGTGGAGAGAATGATTTCAAAACATTATCGGGAAGTAAAACTGCCACGGGTAAAGAAGTCATTGAGTCGTCACAGAATCAACAGAATCTGCGTAACCGATACCTAGCACTCGCAGATCAAAAGAACAGTTTGGTGAAATCAAAGCTTGCCAATGACGGCGAAACTGGTATAATAAGCTCACTGTCTATTAAAACTCTAACAGATATAAACAAACGTTTAAAAGCATTTGCGCCAAAGTTGCCAAAGAGTGAGTACTCCAGAATAATAAAGTTATCTCAGGGTAACTCACAGGACGTATCTCTATGTATTGATCTATTATATAAGTCCACCGGCAAAGATGCACAAGATATCCGAACGTTCCTAAAGACGATCGACACCACCATAACCTCTGCGACTCGCGGTACAATATCCACTCAAGTCTTCGATACACCCTACATAATCGGTTCCTATGCGAAGTCGTGGACTAAAGGAGAAGGTGAACCAGTCTTCCCATACGTTTCTTCGGTAGAAGAACTACAGGCAGAACTCCGTAACATCCGGAGAGAGGTTACTGAGGTAGTTTGTCACTGGACAGAAACCCCGACCAACAAGAACATCGGTAGTGAAGAGATCAATAACATCCACCTAGATCAAGGGTTGAATGGTATCGGTTATCACTACATCATTCGAAGAGATGGATCTATTCAGAGAGGACGCCCTGTCAACCTAGAGGGTGAACACGCTTCCGCTGGTCTCTTCAATAATCACAATCGATATAGTATCGCAATTTGTTTTGTGGGTGGTATCAACGTACCTAGTGAGACTCAGAATATCACTCGATACATCTCCGCACAATCATTGACCCGTAGTCAGTTCAATTCCTTTGACCACTTCTGTCGTGCATTCTACAATGTCTATCCGGGTGGACAGGTGATCGGACACTCTGATATTGACGACTTGACTAATGATCCCGGATTTGATGTTCGTGCATACGTTAAGTCAAACTTTGACAAGGACTCCAAGTTCGATACACCAATAACTAGGGGGCCATTTACCACGAATGAGATCAACTCATGACAAACTTTTCAGATGAATACAAGACCCGAGTAGACAAACAGGGTATTGCAAAAGAAGTTACGGAGGGTATCCCCAAGGATGGGTTTTCTGATCCGACCGGCGAGTTTCCTAAACGCGAATACTTCTACGATAATAGTATTAGTAAAGCCGCGACAGGAGAGAAGGTCAACAACCTTTCCATAGGGGGTGGAGATGTCGGAGTAGATTTGGATCTACCTGATCAAGAACCCTCTGTATTCCCGTACAATCAGGTATCCGAGACGCCGAGTGGGCATTCATTTGAGATGGATGACACACCGGGTGGTGAACGTATATTAATTAAACATCGAACCGGTGCAGGTATTGAATTACGTGCGGATGGTAGTGTTGTCATTTCAACCCGCAAACAACGTATCGAAGTTGTTGGTGGTGATTCCAAAACTATTGTCGAAGGGGAAGGGGATCTAGTTTATAAAGGTAACGTTGACCTACGCATAGATGGCGATTTCAATGTTAGTGTTGGTGGGGATTATAATGTTGATGTGTCTGGAGACAAAGTCGAAAATATCAAAGGTCGACACACCCAAACTATAAACCGCGATCAGAACAGTACGGTCAAGGGTAATAAAGGTGAACAGGTTGTGGGTATGAATACCTCTACCACTCTGGGAGATCGATACTTGATCACTAAGGGTAACCTGAATATGTTTACCGAAGCATCAACCGAACTCTTGACGGGTGTGGATCTGATTACCACTGCGGTAAACGAGTGGGTCGCTGCGTCTTCTACTGCAAACATAACTGCACGACATGTATCAATGATTGGTCACAAGGGAACGTTTGGTGGCCCTATGATGGACTACTACGGTAAGACTTACGGTGGTATGCCTGGGGGTCTCACCAACCTGTCCACATTCTACGGTACTCTGGTAGGTCGCGCAACAGAAGCGATTCATGCAGACTATGCGATTAAGTCTACCTTTGCTGACTTTGCGAAAGGTGCAAAGAATGCGGTCATTGCAGCGAAGGAATCACCATGTGTTGTCCTACCCGGTATTCCTAAGATTGGTATCATGCCTTACATCCCCCTGCCATCAACTGCACCATTACCCAACCCTGCAATCGTAGAACTACAGTTATCTACAAGTCGTTATGGTATCAGAGGTGTAAGTGTTGATGACAAGTTGGAAGAGAAGATCCTCAAGTCAGACGATTACTCTGAGTTGTTCAGTCACGATCCTACTATAGATGAGATCCGTTCTAAGTTACGAGACCCGTCTAACTTGAACAATGGTAAGTTCACAAGTTTCCTTGTAGGTGAAGGAAAACTGAACAGTGAGTTTAAGGTTAACATACCGAGGAACATTGGACGGTCTGCAAACAAGAGAGGCACAATGAGATTTGGACAAGAGTTGATTGGTAACAACCCATCTGACAACCGTAGTAAGAGATTTAAGGTGAATGAGAACACATGAAAATATTAGTTGACCCCACCTATAACCCTGCTGGAAAGGACATTACGTCATCCACCAAACTCGCACCGGGTATCACATGTGCGAAGTTCCTTGGTGCATTGGGATCACGTACACAGTTTGATAGACTATACGATGACTCATTCAGTGGCCCAATAGACCGCGATCAGGTTGCACGTAATCTAGTCCTTCATGCGAATGCAATGAATAGTGTCACCTTCAACTCTGAGTTTACACAACACAGACTGGTGGTATCGGATGGTGTCTACGAACCTTACCAAGACTTTACTTCGGATGGTTATAAGGGCGAAAGACCCACAGGATTCAATGACCTACGGCGCACCGGTCGTGGTATTGGTTATCAACTGATAGACAAACACGGCAAGAGTGATCCTCGTAAGACTTATGACCTCGCCGTGTTTTGGAAAGATTATCTGGACTATGACGAGATAGAACTCGCATATGACACCTTTGATCCTAACAATGATCTTGTTACAACGATTCTACTTTCTGTTCCTGAAGTAGGGAGAGACTTTGATGTTTCTTTTAATTATGATATAAACACCACATTCAATGGCACTTTACAAACTCAGTCGGAGTTGTTAGAGATTCTGCCTGAAGAATAGTTATAAATAAAAGAAAAAGGTTTCACTGATCATATGGCAAAGATATTTTCACCCGAAGACGGTAACCTCAGTAAGAGTACTAGGGTAACACGCGAACGTACGTTCTCTGATGTCGACTTGACATTGGATGCACGAATTGCGCCCACGTATTCTTCTGGTGACGGTGATGTTCTGCGTAAGACAGATGCTGCAGCAGTAAAACAATCACTGAAGAATCTTTTGTTAACTAACAGGTTCGAGAAACCATTCCGACCTGCATTTGGTGGGGATCTAAGTAGTCTATTGTTTGAGATGATGGACACGACTACTGCGGATAAAATGATTCAACAGATTCGTGCCTCCGTTAAGAGATTCGAACCTCGTGCAATTATCACTAACCTAAAGATTGTTGCAACCCCAGATTACAACGAGATATCTGTAGTTATTGAGTTTAGAATAGTTAACTCACAGGTATCGGATACGTTACGAATTAAACTCAGTGATCAGGGTGGTGTGTTACCCGTGGTTCTGCCGGTCACTGCAACGCCAGTACCAGATGAGATTATACTATCTGAAGCGGGTAATCGTCTATTGACGTTTGCTGGGTTGTTATTACGAACAGACGAACTAGGTATTCTGGATGGTGCAATCCTGACCGTTGGAACCAATGGCGATATACAGTTACTGACACAGAACGAAGAAGTAATACTATCCGAACAAGTATAAGGACAAAGTAAAATGGCAACAACAATAAAGTCGACCGAATTAGACTTTGATGGAATCAAGAATAATCTAAAGTTGTTCCTCGCACAGAAGGAAGAGTTTGTCGATTATAATTTCGAAGCATCCGGTGTCTCGAACTTACTAGACGTGCTTGCGTATAACACACACTACAATGCACTTCTTGCAAACTTTGCGTTGAATGAGTCATTCATATCGACTGCACAGTTGAGATCATCTTTGGTTGGTCTTGCAAGTTCATTGGGTTACACGGTAGCGTCTCGTAATGCATCCTTTGGTGTTGTAAGAATGTATCTGGACTATTCATCTGATGTGACTCGACCTGCGTCTGTTACCATGCCTAAAGGTTTTCAGTTTACCAGTACTGTGGATAACAAAACGTTTACCTATAAGACCCGAGATGTATTAATAGGTAATGACGATGGTAACGGTCTATACTATTTTGCTGTCAATGCAAACACTAACGTCGCCATACACGAAGGTATTCCCCGATCTAAGAACTTTATTGCTGGCCCTGTGTCCGAGAACGATTCTTATGTTATACCTGAGACACGTTTAGACCTTGCCACCGTAGAGGTAAGAGTGTATAATGATACCTCAACTTCTTCATATGATGTGTATACCAATCTAAACACCACGACCAATATCAGTTCTTCTTCAAAGATATTTGTTATTAAAGAAACTCCTAATGGATCCTATGAGATCACCTTTACTAATGGTACCTCAATAGGACTTTCTCCCCAGTCTGGTAATCGGATTGAAGTAGTCTATGATATAGTTGCAGGGCCAGAGGCAAACGGTGCACGTACCTTCACCCCCGCTTCAGGTATCAACGGCAAACCAATACAAATTACCACCACGACTATATCCTCTGGGGGATCACTCAAAGAAGATCTAGATTCTATTCGTAAGAATGCACCCTATCAGTATGCTGCACAGAACCGTGCAGTGACCGCAGAAGATTACTCCTCCTTGATATTACGAGAGTATAGTAATGTTATTACTGATGTAAAGACATGGGGTGGAGAAGACAATGTTCCTCCTCAATACGGTACGGTATTCACGTCACTCGTATTTGCATCTGATGACACAACCATCAAACAAACAACTAAGGATGGTATCCGAGGTCTGTTAAAGGATCTCGCAGTCGTTACCTTTGGTCTTGAGTTTGTAGACCCCATTGAGACATTCATTGAGGTACAGACTTTCTTCCAGTACAATCAGAACCTGACTGCATTGAATCAGTCGTCTGTTCAGAACAACGTCAAGACAACCATGCAGTCTCACTTCGATGCAAACCTCGGCGACTTCGATCAGTCATTCCGGCGTTCTAATCTGTTAACTGAGATAGATGACACAGACCCTTCTGTTCTATCTTCCCGTGCGGAAATTAAAATGCAGAACAGATTCCTACCAGTGACGGGTCAAACCAACTATAAAGTGTACTACCCAACTTCAATTGCTGCACCTGACGATAAAGTACACACAGTTATATCAAAGAACTTCCGATATGGGGGTGACATCTGTTACCTTCGCAATCGTCTGGGTTCAAATGTCCTTGAGTTGTTCAACGTTAACTCAGGTAAACTTGTATTGGATAATGTGGGTACCTATGATGCTGCAACGGGTACATTGAATCTAGAAAACTTTACTATTAGTCTGACAAGCGGAGATCATGTCAAGATCGTTGCAACTCCAGAGAATCAGGCAACAATATCACCTCTGCGAAATAACATTCTAAGATATGATGCTGCGTCATCATTTGCGAATGCTATCCTCACAGATTCATTATAAATAGATAGACAAATAACAGAGTGTAAGTTTCATGGGAACCAGTTCAATAACATCTGACGGTAGAAAGATCCTAATCAACCAGTTCAAAAAGAGTTTGGACGGTGATAGTGACTCGTATTATCTCGGACTATCTGGTGCGGACTCGTCAACTGCGGGACTGCACGATCAGATACTTGCAAGAAACGAAATGCATTTCGTCAAAACGATCAGTGCAAACAGTTTTGTTGTCGAAACATATGACTGGATCTCAGGAACAGTATATAACCAATACGACAACAACGACACTAATCGCACACAGTTCTATGTTTCGAATGGTAAGAACGAAGTCTTCATTTGTATTGAGACTGGTAAGACCAGCACAGGTATTGCTACCGGTTCTTCAGTAGAACCCTCATCGACTCTTGCACTTGCATATGATGGATTGTCAAGAACTTTCCCTACAAGTGACGGTTATCTTTGGAGATATCTTTACAAGATGTCGGGTAGTTCTGTTAACAACTTTAAAACATCTGAGTTCATGCCGGTACAGAAGATTGTAGGTTCTGGTGTCATTGCAGAAACCATTGAACAAAGTAATCTCCAGACCACTGCGATTGCGGGAGAGATTCTTGGTGTTGCAATTGTAGACGGTGGGTCTAATTATCAATTCAATCCTCGTATAGATCTTGAGGGTAATGGCACTGGCGCTACCTTTGTCGGGACTATCTCTGATGGCAAGATTGTTAAGATTGTGGCAGACTCTGATAACTTTGGACGCATTCTTCACGGTAGTGGTTATGACTACGCAAAGGTTTTTCCTTCTGCGGGTAACGCAATACTGAGACCAATCATCGCACCAAACGGTGGTGTCAACAAAGACCCGGTCGCATCTCTATGTGCGGGTAAGATTATGTTACAGAACACTGTACAGAACAATGAGGGTAATGTAGTACCACTTGCAGATCCTGCTAACGATTTCAAACAGGTTGCCCTATTGCGTAACTTGGAACTCGCGGATTCTGCCAAAACTTTATTTACTGCTCAGATAGGAACTGCAATGCATTCCTTTACTGTCAGTGGTGGTAGTGGTATCTTTGTTGCAGATGAGATCTTCGAGACCCCGACACAGACTAGGGGTAAGACTTTCTGGCACGATAACTCAAACAACAGACTATACTATGTGCAGAATGACTCTACAGGGTATGGAGAGTTTGACGTTAGTGGTACAATCACTTCAATAGCTACCTCAACAGCAAAGGTAGTTGATGCGATTATTCAACCAGACTTTAACAGATATTCGGGTGATTTATTGTACATAAATAACCTCAAAGATGCAATAATAAAAACAGGCACACAAACCGAAGACTTCCGAATCGTAATCGATTTGGGAACAAAGTAAAGGGAAAACGATGGCAACTACATTCACATCCGCAACGTTAGGTGGTACATATGATGATGATCTCAACGAAGATAAGGGATTTCACCAGATACTATTCAACAGTGGTAGAGCACTCCAAGCACGAGAGTTAACGCAACTCCAAAGTTTAATCTATCAAGAGATTGGACGTTTTGGACGTAACATCTTCAAAGAAGGTGCCGCGGTTTCTTCTGGTGGAACGGCAATCAATGCTGCTCACGAGTACGTTAAGATTGCGTCTACCAATGCGGGTTCTGCGTTTGCAGACATTGCTGTCGGTACTGTTTTCCGAGACGATGTCACTGGTCTTGAAGCAAAGGTAATTGAAGTACAACCACGGAACACTAGTGCCGGGTTTACCTATGACACCTTATACATTCAGTATATCAATACAGATCAGACTGCGATTTCTGGTTTACCTGACCGTTTCGGCGACAAGGTAACATTATTCGACCAGTCTGGTAGTGGTTATGAGTTAATCACAGAGACCCCAAATGCATCTGGTCGTGGCGTAAGGTTTGACGTTGAGACGGGTGAGTTTTTTGTATTGGGTCGATTTGTACATGCCGCCAAACAAAGCATTATCCTAAGTCCATATACCCAAACCTTTACTGGGGCAATTGGATTTAAGGTTACACAAGAAGTTCTTACTGTATCAGATGACAACAGTCTGTATGACAACACCGGTGGAACACTTAACAACGCATCTCCCGGTGCAGACAGATACCGCATCACCCTGACACTAGTTGATCAGGCGAAGGTTTCTGCTGATGATACTTTTGTGTTTTTGGCAAATATCGAGAACTCAAAGATTGTTGAAGAAATAGAAGAGGGTGATGCATACAACAAGATCAATGAACTGATCGCATTGCGTACCGAAGAAGAGTCGGGAGACTACATTGTCAACCCATACACTATTCACTTCGAAGATGCAGTCTCTGGTGATTCCTCCTTGGAATTGGTTGTGTCAAATGGTAGTGCATACGTTAATGGTTATAGAGTAGAAACTCCATCTCCAGTTAAACTGAGAGTACCACGTCCTCAGACTACAGACAACCGTAACAACGACATCGTTCCTATTGAGTATGGTAACTACTTCCTTGCCGATTCGGCTCGAGGACTGCCTGATCTGGATATGACCACAGTCAACCTCAGTACTAGTCTGACCGATCCGAGTAGTGGTATTATTGGTACTGCAAGAATCCGTGCGGTAGAGAAAGGTAGTAGTCTCCCCAACAACGGAACCCATAAAGTTTATGTCTTTGATGTCAATGTTGACTCAGACAAGTCCATTGCTGACACCAAGTCAATCGGTACTTCTACGACTAACCTGTACAAGTTATCCACTGCGATCTATGGTTCGGACAGTGATGTACAGTTATATGGCACACAAAATAATACTTTGTTGATGCCTTTGAGTCAACCTAGACTCCAGTCGATGTCTGATATAGTTTTGAAAGTACAACGACATGTCGGAAGTAAAACGGTCGCCTCAAGTAAGATTGACATCTCTTCTGTACTGGGTGCAGGGGAATCCTTTGTTGACACCACCAATTGGGTGGTTGCGTCTTCTACTCGTGGTTTTATTCCACACACAGTCAACGGATCCAATGGCGAGATAACTCTCTCAGACGTTGCAGACGGTGTTGTTCTTGAAGTATTATACTATGTCCAGAAGACTGCTGCGGTACGTACCAAGACAGAACTGACAGGTATTACTGACACCTTAACTAAACGGACTGGGTTCGATTTACAAAACTCTGTTGCATATCACTACTATGAGTTCGATCATGTTGATGTAACAGATCTAGACTCTGTGCGAGATGCCGTGTCTGTTGGTCTGGATGTGATGAACAGTTTCGTACTAGACGATGGTCAGAGAGACAATTACTATCAACGTTCACGTCTAATCCACAATGGTGAAGACAGTGCACCATCTACTTTGTATGTTAACTATAAGAGACTACGTCACAATAACGATGGAGACTTCTTTGCTGCATCGTCATATAACACTTTAGGTTATACTAATATACCTACTCATGTTAATCAGACTGGTGACGAACTAAGTCTATTCAACTATCTCGACTTCCGTTCAGATAATGACAATGGTACGTTTACTAATATCAACTATCTTCCTAAGAATGGAGATAATGTAACCGCAGACATTAGTTACTACTTGGGACGTGCAGATAAACTGTTGCTTACTCAAGAGGGTGAATTGCAGTTGTTGATGGGTAACCAAGCAGCAGATCCACAGTTCAAACCTACACCAGATAATGTGTTAGAGTTATATAATATTGTATTAAATCCTAATACTTTAAATGCTAAGGATTTATCT